AGAAAACCTGAGCAATTTGGCGCTTGCAAAGGAATATGGCGTTCACGTTCGAACGATTGAAAAGATTCTTCAATATGACACATGGAGTCACGTGATATGAAATCAATTCAAGAACTTATCGACAAGCATCACGAGAATAAAAAAGAGCCACCAAGGCCGCATATTGGTGCATCGCTGATTGGCCATCCCTGCGACCGCTGGGTGTGGCTATCGTTTCGCTGGGCCGTCCAGCCCCAGTTCCCTGGCCGCATCCTGCGCCTGTTAAGGCGTGGCCAGATGGAGGAGGCCACAATTGTAGATGACTTGCGCGCCATTGGCATGGATGTGCGCACCAGCCGGAAGCAGGAGCGCGTTGACTTTGGTGCGCATGTGTCCGGCAGCATAGACGCAATTATTGAATCTGGTGTTCCAGAATCTCCGAAAAATCGACATATTGCTGAGTTCAAGACCCACAATCTAAAGTCTTTTAATGACTTAGAAAAAAATGGGGTAAATAAATCAAAGCCAGAGCATTTTGTTCAGATGCAAATATATATGCACGGAACAAAGATAGATCAAGCGTTGTATGTCGCTGTTTGCAAGGACGACGACCGCATCTACACCGAGCGAGTGCTCTACAACAAGGAGTTGGCCGAGAAATTCATCGCACGAGGCCGCAGGCTGGCACTGGAAGACCGCATGCCGCCGCCAATCAGCACCGACCCGAGCTGGTACCAGTGCAAGTTATGCGATGCGTACGAGTTCTGCCACGAGACCAAGACCACAAAGCACGTCAACTGCCGCACCTGCGCACACAGCACGGCAAATGTGGACAGCACTTGGAGCTGCGAGAGACACGAAGATGACTGCGATAGAGACGAAGATGATTTGGATCTGTTTGAACTGTTTGAAATTCCGGTGGAGGTTCAGCGCCATGGTTGCGAAAGCCACGTTTTGCACCCAGACTTGGTGCCCTGGGAGTTAAAAGACGGCCCGGATGAGTGGACGGCAGTTTATGTGATTAACGGCAAGGATGTTGCCAATGGAGATCCTGAGATCGATGGCGTGTTCAGTTCGCGTGAGCTGCTGGCCAATGCTGCTGCCTGCGCCGACAAAGGCTGGACACAGCTGCACGATATGAGAAAGCAATTTTGTGGGAGGTTTGTGGGATGAATAACGAATTGATGTTTTCAAGCAAAACTGAACTTTTGGCAACGCCTCAAAAGTTTTTTGATGCCATATCTATTTTGTATGGCCCATTCGACATTGATGTATGCGCCGATGCAAGCAACGCCAAATGCCACGTTTATTTTGACAAAGCCGCAGATGGTCTGGCGCAAACATGGACTGGCAAGTGCTGGATGAATCCTCCGTATGGGCGCGACATTGGTAAGTGTATGAAAAAAGCAAGCGAATCAGATGCCACTGTTGTTTGTCTGGTTCCAGCCAGAACAGATACAAAGTGGTGGCATGACTACGCTATGAAAGGCGAAATCACGTTTATCAAAGGCCGACTGAAGTTTGGAGATGCAAAAAATAGTGCCCCGTTTCCCAGCGCCTTGATTGTTTTTCGACAAAGACAAAAAGAGGCGCTCAATGCTGCGTGAATACCAACAGCGCACCATCGACCAGCTGTATGCCTGGTTCGAGGCCGGTGGCCTTGGCAACCCTTGTCTGGTGCTGCCAACCGGATCAGGCAAGTCGCACATTGTGGCCGCTCTGTGCAAGGATGCTTTGCAGAACTGGCCCGAAACCCGTGTGCTGATGCTGACCCATGTCAAGGAGTTGATTGAGCAGAATGCCGAGAAGATGCGCCAGCACTGGCCAGGCGCTCCGCTAGGTATTTACAGTTCAAGCATCGGCAAAAAACAACTAGGTGAGCCAATTACATTTGCAGGCATTCAGTCTGTGCGCAGCAAGTCGGCGCGGCTTGGGCATATCGATTTGGTAATCATCGATGAGTGTCATTTGGTGAATCACAAAGATCAAGGTGGGTATAGAAACTTGCTGGATGAGTTGAAGGCCATAAATCCTGCTCTGCGTGTAATCGGACTGACGGCAACGCCATACCGGTTAGGTCACGGGCTGATAACTGAAAAGCCTGCGCTATTTGACGATCTGATCGAGCCGGTCGGCATTGAAGAGTTAGTTTTCAAAGGATACTTATCAAAACTGCGAAGCAAAGTGACAAATGCAAAGCTTGACACATCTGGCGTTCACAAGCGCGGAGGAGAGTTCATTGAGTCTGAGCTGCAGGCCGCCGTTGACACCGACGACAACAATCAGCGGGTTGTGCGCGAGGTCATTGAGCTGGCAGGAGATCGCAAGGCGTGGCTGTTTTTCTGTGCTGGCGTGAAGCATGCCGAGCACGTGGCCGAAGTCCTGCGCCAGCGTGGTGTGACCGCTGAGTGCGTGACTGGCGAGACACCAAAGAAAGAGCGTGAGCGCATGTTGGCCGAGTTCAAGGCTGGCCGGCTGCGTGCCCTGACAAATGCCAACGTGCTAACAACCGGGTTCGATTACCCTGACATTGATCTGATCGCTATGCTCCGGCCGACGATGAGCCCCAGTCTTTACGTCCAAATGGCAGGTCGAGGCATGCGGGTCAAGAGCCATACGGATCATTGCCTGGTGCTGGACTTTGCTGGAGTGGTGGCAACGCATGGGCCGATCACCGCAGTACAGCCGCCAAAGAAGGCCGGAGAGGGAAATGGCGAGGCACCAGTCAAGGTCTGCGACAACTGTGGCGAGCTTTGCGCCATTGCTGTTGATACTTGCCCGGCTTGCGGGCACAAATTCCCAGAACCAGAGCGCAAGAAGCTGGAACTGCGCAATGACGACATCATGGGATTGGAAGGCATCAGATTTGATGTCACTTCATGGACCTGGCGCAAGCGAATTAGTAGCGCATCGGGAAAAGCAATGCTGTCATGCACATATTACGGAGTTCTGTCTGATAAACCCATCACAGAATATTTTGCAGTACTGCACGGAGGCGATGCTGGAGACATAGCTATGCGGAAACTTTTGACGATTGCAACATCATCGGGAGCCAATCTGGCCGAGGCCGCGCGGATGGAATTAGGCGAAGAAAGTTTGGAATATCTAGCAACGCAAATGAGCAATAGCCAGCCTCCGAAGGCCATCGAATATCGAATGAATGGAAAATTTCACAAAGTTATTAAAAGGAATTGGCAATGAGTAGACAAAAAGAGCCAGGGTTCGTGACCGAGTGGCGTGATCGGGTTAAAGCTGGGCCGCCGAAGTGCTGTTACACCTGCGACAACTATGCAGATCACAGCTTCTGCACAAAGTTCGAAGAAAAGGTTCCTGAGGATTTTTCTGAATCAATTGATCAATGCTCTGAGTGGGTCGAGGAGGTGCCATTTTGACAAAGAACGAACAACTCAAATTTCAAAGGCTTGAGCGATTGCTTGAGGCGGAGAGGCAAAGAGCCGAAAAAGCGTGGGCAGCATACAGAGACACTCTTTATGAACTTGTAGATATAAAAATGCGTCTTGAAGCTGTACAGAAAGCACTTGATGAAAAATTTGAGGACGACAAATGAAAAAAATGAAAACAGAACACGAAGAACAGCGAGAGTTTGTTCAGTGGTTTCGACAGTCTTGGCCAGATGTGCGCATTTTTGCAATTCCGAATGGTGGAGCGCGTAGCAAAGCAACTGCAGGAAGATTGAAAGCGGAAGGCGTCGTTTCTGGTGTGCCTGATCTTTTCATCCCTGAGTGGCGCATGTGGGTCGAGATGAAGCGCATAAAAGGCGGCAGCCTCAGCCAAGAGCAGAAAGACTGGATCGAATACTTAAAAAGCTGTGGTTATCAGTGCATTGTCTGCAAAGGAGCAGATGAGGCAAAACAAAAAATCACGGAAGCATCAAAGCAGATTTATACATAAACGTTTGATGTAATTTTTCTGATCTTCTATCTTTGTTTAACTAGTGAGGAGTTTAATGGGTACTACAAGAGTTAGCGCATTAACATTTGCAATCATGCTTGAATGCTTGATGCACAAAGAAGGCGTTACATGCAAAGAGATTGCAAACGAAACCGGATTGCATTATACGACCGTTCTGGCTTACACGAAAATGCTATGGAAAAGAAAAACTATACACATAGCAGGATGGTGTGAAGATTCCAGAGGTAGAAAGCAAAAAAAGCTGTACGCATTTTCGTATGGAGCAATAAAGTGCGATGTTAAAAAACCGCCTAAACGTACAGTTGAAGAAAAAAGAAGGATTGAGCGAGATAGGTATAGAGCAAAAAGAATGATTGAAATGACAGCCGGGAGAATAGTGTGACACAGCAACAAAAGTTAGATAACCTACATGTATATTTTGCAAAAGGGCTATTGGGTTTCAAACTAGGAGACGTTGTAAGTAAGAAGTCAGGCGCTCAATGGGAAGGAAAGATCGTCGGGTTTTATTCTACGGATTTGACTGTAGCCGGGTACGCTGTTGAAAGTAATTCACATAAGGGATCGGTGCAGATATACCCAGAAACTGCTCTCGAACGTGTAAAAAAGGCAACGGGCATTTGAGCAATTCATATATTAAATTTTCTGATACGGAGTGATTATGGAACTCATAAGAACCATGGAGTTGAGGATCGTTATGCGAGATGTCACTGTCGTTGATCGTGAGTCTAAGCTGTGGAATCACTACACAGTTGAGAAAATACCTGTATTGCAACAATATTGGAAACCGCCAGAAAAATATGAGGGGCTCGCAAATGGTGAATGGCGCGATGTTCCCGTTTTTAATGCTGTTGATATTGAGTTGTAATTTTTTTGGTCAAGCTAAAGGAGAATAACACTTGGTTTTGTATGTAAGTTAGAAGGACAGAAAATGACAAGAGATGAAATTATCAAAATGTCTCAGAAAGCTGGGCTAGATCCGGTTGGATGTATAGGAGCGTAGCATGATTTATATCGAAGAAGTAAAAATAAAGATTGACCCAATGAGGTACCTCACTGTTGCGTCATGGCTTGAAGGTTATGCCAAAGGGATACTTGACAAAAAAGCACACGAGAGATTGATTAACAAACTTAACGCTGGATCAGAATTACTTCGAGCGGTCTGGTTGGCGTCTGAAGAAGCTAAAGGGGTAACAAATGACAGTAGTAAATAAGCTAAAAATGGTTGCAACTGGTAAGGAATCCTTACAAGTTGAGCCGGTGGCGTGGATGCTTATCAATACATACGGGGAAGTGGGTGGCATCTCATACGAAGACCCGATGGGTGACATGCTAGAAGGATGGACATGCAAACCGCTTTATGAAGCCGAATTAGATGAACCGTGTTTTTGTGACCGCAAGGGAATAGGTGCGGCTGGAGTTTCGTGCGGAGATTGTCCGACTCGTGACTATAAAAACACGGGCCGCTGAAAGAATCTAGATATCAATTGGTTTGTTATCGCTTAAGTGAGCTTGCAATGCTTGGGGCGATTTTTTCAACGCTACGTCCGACGACATAGCCCCCCAAGCCGAACTCCACGATGCTCCAAAGCTTGATATATTCAGCTTCAGCAAGCCCAGGGGCAGCCCAACCAAACCACCTTGCAACAATTAGCCCGACAAAAACAATCATTGTGAGTGGACGCCAGTTTGCAGCGAGCCAGTGTGTGCTGGCGGCTTCTGTGTTGATGATTTTTGCCGCCGCTGATTCAATGTCAGCTTGATGTGCAAGTAACTGACGCATGGCCTCAGCTTCAGCCTGTGCTTTTTCTTTTGGATCAGGAAACAGGCTGGAAACAATCTGTCCAATAATTGGCGCAAGAGCTGGAATAAGTGCGTGCATCATGGGTACTTTCTCCGATCAAGTTCAAAATGCGGGCCATCTTTGAACCGAACCCAATCACCACCCCAGACAATTTGTATTTTGAGTTCGGCAGCTGCAGTTTTCATTGCTTTAGCAATATGATGATAAGACGGCCAGTCCCACCTTACCTCATCATCAATCCAGGCTCCGAGGTCAACTGCTTTTGCAAAACCATCTGGGCCTTTGATGTGTCTGCTGTTCAATGTCTGACTAGCTCCAGCATCAAATAAAATCTTTTGACGCTCTGGAGTGCGGACTCCCTCCAAAACAACAAAATCAATTGTTGTAATTTCTATTGCGCGTTGAACAACTTTAACTAGATCAGGATGAACGCCAGATAAACGATCTATAGAACGATTGCTTAATGAGTGGCTCATTTATCCTCTTTTCTATCGAGTTTTTCTTCGATTCTTTCCAGTTTTGCAAAAATAGCTTGGCTCATTCGATCAAATTCTTCACGTCTAACGTATTGACCCGCGACCAGAACTTTAATTTCATTCATCTCAGAATTTATCTTTCGATCAGCATTCTGAAGCTCTTTTAGACTGTCCCACATCGTTTTCATCCACCATCCTCCAAGCGAACTAAAGACA